TCGTAAGAATCTACCAGATGTAAAAGGTAAAACTTTTCGAGTGGTATTTGAGTTTGTGGATGATAATTATTGACATAAATAAACGTGAGACCTTTCGTGCGGTCTCTACGAAAGTCGGAACACCCTACAGAGAGGTTCGGTTTTTACCGTTCCTCTCTTTTTTGTTTTATGATTAAATAGTGGTGGATGCCGAAAGGATCCACAAAACACAAACTCGCTTTTAAAGGAGCTACAATAATGAACACACTCGCACGTTATACTGCGTCGGATCTTCCTGCGTTGCTGGATAAGATCTCCAAAAATTCTATTGGTATGAATGAGTATCTAAATAGGGTATTCGATTTGCACGAAACAACAACTAACTATCCTCCATATAATCTCATTCAGATTAGCAATGTTGAATCCCTGATTGAGATCGCATTGGCAGGGTTCAAAGAGAAAGAAGTAAATGTCTACACACAAGATGGTAAACTCTTTGTCGAAGGTGAGAAAGAAGATAAAGAGACGGAAACTAACTACCTTCACAAAGGTTTGGCTCAACGGAGCTTTACTAGAGCGTGGACGCTCTCTGACGATACAGAAGTTCGATCAGTTGATTTTGAGGATGGGCTTTTGAAAATCTCTCTTGGAAGGATTGTGCCTACGCACCATCAACGTAAAAATTGGTTCTAAATATAATTGAATATCGTCGCCGCGAGGGGCAACTGGCAAAAACCAGTTGACGCCCCTCTTTTTTCTTGGTAGAATGTCTGGAGGTTAATGTATTCTATGTCAATCAAACTTTTAGTTTTGAAGTCTGGCGAAGACATCATTTCTGATGTCGCTGAAATGGCTTCAGGTGAGGGAGAAGATAAAAGAGTAGTCGGATATTTTCTTCACAAACCTTGTGTTGTAAAAATTAGAGATTCTCAGTTAGTTGAAAAGAGTGAGGACGAAAATAAAACGTCTTTCAAGGTATCCCTATTTCCTTGGATGCCACTTACAACTGAGCAGACGATTCCAGTCCCAGCCGATTGGTTGGTTACGATGGTTGAACCTAGGGAAAATTTAAAAGAAATGTACGTTGAGGAAGTTCTAGCATATGGAAAAGACAATCAAAGCGATTCTACTGACAACCGATCAGATTCTGATCAGTCAGATTGATGAGGTAGGAGCAGATATTGGCCAACCAGATTGTAAGTTGACTAATCCATTTCTCCTTCAGCAAGACGGAACACTAGAACCATGGTTAATTTCTGTTTCACGTCAAGATGTTTTTATGATTAGTTCTGATAAGATTATTACTCTTACAGAACCCATGCCCACCCTAGTTGAAAAATACGAAGAGCTAACCAAGTAATGCGTTTCTACACTAATGTTCAGTTGATTGGTAATCAGTTCCTCGTTAGGGGAGTTGAAAATGGTAAAAGATTTGAGATTAGAGATGAGTTCTTTCCTAAACTGTTTATTAAGTCAAAGAAAGATTCGCGATATAGAACATTAAGTGGCGAAACAGTTGAAGAGATTCATCCTGGCACCGTTCGGGATTGTCGTGAATTCTACAAAAAGTATGATGAAGTTGATGGGTTTGATATCTATGGAAATGATCGATATATCTATCAATACATTTCAGAGAAGTATCCCGAAGATGAAATCAAGTTTGACATCAGTCAAATCAAACTGGTAACTCTTGATATTGAGACTACCGCTGAATATGGATTTCCTGACGTTGAGTCTGCTCAGGAAGAAATTATTGCGATTACAATTCAGGATTACACTACCAAACAGATTATTACTTGGGGGATTAAACCTTTTCTGAATAAGCAGAAAAATGTTACCTATCATCACTGCCCCACAGAGCACGAACTTCTGAGTCATTTCATCAACTATTGGATGCAGGACGTTCCTGATGTTGTGACTGGTTGGAACATTCAAATGTTCGATATCCCATACATCTGCAAGCGCCTCAACAGGGTGCTTGGAGAGAAGTTGATGAAGCGTTTTTCAAACTGGGGACTTGTAACCGAGGGAGAGATCTATGTCAAAGGCAGAAAGCATATTACCTTTGATGTTGGTGGATTAACTCAACTAGATTATCTTGATCTGTATAAGAAGTTTACTTACAAAGCTCAGGAATCGTATCGACTTGATTACATTGCTAATGTAGAACTTGGACAGAAAAAGTTAGATCACTCTGAGTTTGACACCTTCAAAGATTTCTACACCAAAGGTTGGCAGAAGTTTATTGAATATAACATTGTTGACGTAGAACTCGTTGACAGATTGGAAGATAAGATGAAGTTGATTGAACTTGCCTTGACAATGGCGTATGATGCCAAGGTAAATTATGTCGATGTGTTCTATCAAGTTCGCATGTGGGATAACATCATTTATAACTATTTGAAGAAGAGAGATATTGTCATCCCTCCTCGCAACAAGTCTCAGAAAAACGAAAAGTACGCGGGTGCCTATGTCAAGGAACCGATTCCAGGAAAGTATGATTGGGTTGTCAGCTTTGATCTTAACTCTCTCTATCCTCATCTTATTATGCAATATAATATTTCCCCAGAGACACTCTTGGATGAGAGACATCCCACAGCTACGGTTGATAGAATCCTTAAGGAAGAAATAAATTTTGAATTGTATAAGGACAATGCTGTGTGCGCTAACGGAGCAATGTTCCGAAAAGATGTTCGTGGGTTCCTGCCAGAACTTATGGATAAGATGTATAGTGAGAGAGTAATTTTCAAGAAGCGGATGCTTCAGGCAAAGCAGGAATATGAAAAAACTCCTACTAAGACTTTGGAAAAAGAGATTGCGCGATGCAATAATATTCAGATGGCTAAGAAGATTTCACTCAACTCTGCTTATGGTGCTATCGGTAATCAGTATTTTAGGTACTATAAACTGGCCAATGCGGAGGCGATTACGCTTTCTGGGCAAGTCTCTATCCGTTGGATTGAGAATAAGATGAACCAGTATCTAAATACACTGTTGCAAACAGAAGACGCCGACTATGTTATCGCATCAGATACTGATTCGATATATCTTAATCTTGGACCTCTTGTTGATAAATTTTTTAGTTCTAAGTCTAGCGATAAGACAAAAATTGTTGAGCTACTTGATAAGATCTGCGAAGATAAGTTTGAACCGTACATCGAGAAGTGTTACCAGGAGTTGGCAAATTATGTATCGGCGTATGATCAGAAAATGCAAATGAAGCGTGAGAATATTGCTGATCGTGGTATCTGGACTGCGAAGAAGCGATACATTCTCAATGTGCATAATAGTGAAGGTGTTCAATATACTGAACCCAAACTAAAGATGATGGGTATTGAAGCAGTTAAATCATCTACTCCTGCACCCTGTAGAAAGATGATTAAGGATGCTTTGAAATTGATGATGAGTGGAACTGAAGAAGATGTAATCGACTTCATTGATAAGAGTAGGAAAGAGTTTAAGAATCTTCCTCCTGAAGATATCTCTTTTCCTCGTTCCGCTTCTGACGTTGTTAAGTATCAATCATCATCAGACATTTATATCAAGGGAACTCCAATCCATGTTCGTGGAGCTCTTCTGTTCAATCATTACATTAAACAGAAGAAGTTGGATAATAAGTACTCTTTGATTCAAAATGGTGAGAAAATAAAATTCTGTTACCTCAAAAAACCAAACATCATCCACGAAAATATTATTTCATTCATTCAAGAGTTTCCAAAAGAACTTGGAATTGACAAGTACATTGATTATGACTTACAATTTGAAAAGGCATTTTTGGAACCTCTAAAGGCAATCTTGGATGCTATTGGATGGAACGTTGAAAAAACTGTAAACTTGGAACTATTTTTCTCCTAATGGAACTGCCTATTAACGATAAAGAACTTGCTACTATTGTAAGTGCTCTTCGCCTTGGTGGAGATGCTGCCCTTTATCAAAAACTTAATCTGATGAAAGAAATTCGTGAGCAATACCCTGGTAGTGCTTATAAAAAGATTGCCCGTGAACAATTTGGATTTGTAATTTAATGGACTTTTTAAAAGAGATTGTAAAAGAGATTGGCGATGACTACACAAGACTCGCAGCAGACATCGACGAGACAGAAACTTACGTTGACACGGGTTCGTACATTTTTAACGGACTTGTTTCAGGCAGTATATTTGGTGGTGTATCTGGGAATAAGATTACTGCCATTGCTGGCGAGTCTAGCACTGGAAAAACTTTCTTCAGTCTTGCTGTCGTCAAG